CCCGACCTCTCGGCGCCTGCGCCGCTGCCTGCAGCTCCTGCAGCGTCTTGATCGGCTGTCCCTCGTCGCGGATGAAGTGCCAACTCGACCCGCCGAACCCACCCGGGCCCTTGTCGACAATCTCCGACGCCGTCACCATCTCCGGATCCATGGCGCCTACGAGATCGGCGCGTGCGAACGCGGCGTCGCCGTTGCGCATCATCTTGAGCATCAGCGCCCTGTTCTCGGGAACCGACCAGTCGATGCCGAGCGATCCAAGGAAACGCTTGTCGGGCCCGAATGGCTGGCCCTGCTCGCGCATCCGCCGCAGCACGAAGTTCTCCGCGGTCTCGTCCGGGTGCTTCAGTTCGGCGACCGTCTTGCCCTTCTCGATCGGGTGCGGGCCTGCTGGCTCGGCAGGCACTGCAGTAGCCGGCGCCGCTGCAGCCGGCGCCGCTTCGGACATCCGGTCCAGCAGTTCATCAGCCTGCTTCGACAGCTGCCGCCGAAGCGGGACATCCTCGGGACGCGTCAGCGTCTTGAGGTGCGCCATGATGTCGTCGTGCTGCTGCTCGAGCGAACGCTCGACGGGGGCGCCAAGTGTGGCGCTCTCGGTAGGCGTGCCCTGCGCGAACTTCTTCTTGCCGATCGCGGTGACGTCGGCGGTCTGTGCTTCGACGACCGACGGCGGACCCGGCGCCTTGACGTTGCCCGGATCGTAGCCGCGCTGACCGGGCGCCCCAAACTCGCCGATCGGGACATCGCGCGACGGCGGTGCGACGCCCGGGCCGATGTCGGGCGCCTCGAGGTGGCGCAGCATGTCGTCCAGCTCGGCGCGAGCGGCGTCGTGCTCCGCGACGGCCTGTGCGAGTTCGGCAGCCTTGGCCTCAGGTAGGGGTGGGCGAGCGCCCTGCATCGCCGCGAGCTCCGTATCGGCGCCCTCGATCAGCCGGGTTGCCTCGGCGAGGTCGGCCGGCGACATGGCGGAGATCTCGGCGTCGGTGAGCCCCATGCCACGGAGGCCCTCGTGCAGGCGGGGCGTGATGGGCTGAGCGGGCGGGGTTGCGGCCTGCTCATATGCCGCCTTGGCCGCGTCCCTGACCTGCTCGCGCTCGACCGATGCAGCCTTGTACGTCGCGTCGATCTGCGGCGCGGCCTGCTCGGTCTCGACCACCCGCAGCTTCGCGCGCTGCTTGGCCAGCTGAGCCTGCTCGCGCGCGGCGCGCGTCTCGGCCAGCCGCGCACGCGCCATATCCGCCGCGGCGTCATTCGCCTCGAGCGTCGACTGATGCGCCGCCTGCCACGCCGATTCGGCCTCGAGCGCAGCCTTGTCAGCGGCACCGACCCGCGAGAACAGGCGCCGCGCTGCGATCGTCCCATGCTCGATCCCGAGCGCCGCAGCGCCGCCGGCAACGCCGAACGCGAACCCCGGCCCGAGCGATGCGGCCAACCCCTCCGCCGACAGCTCGCGGTCGCCGAGCGCCGTGTCTGACAGGTACATGCCGGCGTTCTGCACGGCGCCCTCGATGCCACCCGCGGCGAGCACCTTGCCGACACCCGCAGCGCCGCCGATCGCGCGGCCCTCGGCAACCATCGGCGAGAGCGCGTGCGAGATGAGACCGGACGGCGCGCTGCCGAGCAGCGATCCGGGTGCCGCAACAGCCGGCAAAATCGCGCCCGCGACCTGGCCTGCGCCGCTCGCGATTGGGTGCCCTTCGCGCTCTGCGGCGAGCCGCTCGAACTCGCCCTGGTCGAGCAGGCCCTTGAGGGCGTAGTCGGACAGGCCGAGCGTTGCGCCGCTGAGGATCCCGGTCGCCGCGGCGTTGATGCCGCCGAGCACGCCGCGATCGGGCGACTCGGGCGACGCGATCGCACGGGACGCGTCGGTGCCCTCGACCGGCTCGTACCCGACGTAGTTGCCGACCTGCTCGGCCGGAACGTCGATGACGGCGCCGCTGGGTGAGCGAAGTAGCGGCATCTAGTGTCCACCCCGAGCGAGCCTGGCTCTCTCTCTCTGATCCCAGAAGTCGCTGACGTTCCCGATTTCGTTGACCGCCTCTTGAAACGAGAGGCCCTTGGTGGACATCAAGTTCTGGACCTTGGCCCTCCACTCGGCATCGGAGGCGCGCATCTGCGAGTCCCAGAAACGATCGCTATCTTGCTTTCGCTCACCCTCCGCCCTCGGGTTTGGGGCAGACCCTGGAACTCCGCGCGCTCCCTTGGCGGCGCGCTCGTCGTAGGCGGCGCGATACCTGGCTCGCTCTGCCTCGGTCGTCCGCTGCCGGCGCTGCTCCTCGAGCTGTGCGCGCTCCTCGGGCGACAGGCTATCGGTCGTGCGCTGCGTGTACGGCCCGCTCAGCTGCGGCGGCGCGACCGACTGCGCAATCTCGTTGCGCGTCGCCTCGGGCAACGAAGCCATGACGTCGGCGAACAGCTTCGGATCGGTGTCGCGAATCAGCCTGGCCGTGCCGATCGCCAGGGACGGTCGGTCGCCCTCGAGCGGCGCCCTCAGCTTGCCGATGATGTCGGCGTACTTCTCGTGCCCGACCTTGGCGGACTGCGAGACGAGCGCGCGGATCTTCTCGTCGGTGTCCGGGGCGAGGCCGTAGTCGGACGTCCGCCCTTCCGGGAACGCCTTGCTGGGCGCACTGCGGCGCGCGTTGGCTTCCTCGAGCGCCGCGTCCATCTCGGTGCGCGCGCCAAGTTCGCCAAGCCGCTGCTCGACGTCGCCGCGGAATCCCCCCGGGGTCGCGTCGGCGGCCAGCTCTTGCGCTGTCTTCTCGCTGCCGAGTTGCTCCGCCTTGGTCGCCGTCGCCGGATTCCACGTCGTCTTGATCCCCGCACCGCGCAGCGCGACGTTGCCCTTCTGGATCAGCTCGGTGTTGAGCGTCTTGAGCGCGGCGAGTGCCTTACCCTTGTCGACCGAGCGCGAGAACACGCTGTCGGTGTCCACGCTCAGCACATCGTCGAGCGCCTCGAGCGCGCGCACCGAGAGCCGCTCGCCGATGGTCGTGGCGTAGTTGATCTTGACGTTCTGGAGCCCGACCTTGAGCTGCGCCCACTCCTCGCGGTTCCATGCGTCTGGACCTCTCTCGAGCATCTGCTTCGCGGTGTCGATGTCGTTCGTCAGGTTCTGCGTGTTCTTCAGGACCTTCATCGCCTCTTGGGCGCTCTCCTTGTTGACGCCGAACGCCACGTCATTGATGCGCGCGCTGTCCCGTAGCTGGCCTGCGTAGTCGTTCAGCTTCTGCGCCTGCGCCTGGTCCTTCGCAGCGCGCGCCGCGGCCTCGGCCTTCTCGGCATCGGCGAACTTCTTCTGGCCCTCGGGCGTCAGGATCAGGCTGCCGGTCGACGGGTCGACGACGCCCTGTTCGGCGATCTTCTTCTCGACCTCACTCTTCTGCAGGCCCTTCGCCGTGGCGATCTTCGTCGCGATCTCGTCGATCTCCTTCTGCTTCTGGAACTCCAGCTGGCTCTCGAACCGCTTCTGCTCGAGGTTCTGTCCGCGCAGCTGCACACCGATGGTCTGCTGATGCATCATCAGCGTCTGCTTGCGAGCAGCCTCGGCCTCGCGCTTCTGCTGCTCGCGCTGAACCGCAGTGCCGAGCGTGTCAGCGGCCTTCTGGTCGAGGTTCGCGAGTGCGACGTCCGCATTCGCGCGCACCACGTCGCTCGTGGTCTGCTGCTTGATCGTCTCGACCTGGCGCTTGGCCTGCTCGATGTAGCCGAGCCGCAGCGTATCCATCTCGGCGAGTCGGTCGCGCCCAGCTTCCCGCTGCATCCCAAGCGCATCCCGCTGGAGTCCGAGGTTGGCGCGCTTCTGATCGAGGTCCTGCATCTGGGCCGCGACCTTGCGATCGATGGCCTTGTAGACCGCTCCCATCGCGTCGATCGGCTGTCCAGCCATCGCCTGCCCGATGCCGATGAGCGCCGAGCTCAGAGCCGCGAGCACCGGGTGGTCGACGCTGCGATCGATCTTGGTGTCCGCGACGGCCTTGGCGTTGCGCTGGTACTCCTCCGTCTTGGCCTGCAGCGCCGCGGCGTTCTCCTGGGCGACTCTCGCGCGCTCGGCGAGCAGCTCGTCGGCATGCCGATCCGCGGCCTCCATGACCTTGCCGACCGCGGTGGCCTGGTTCGCGAGCGCCTCGCCCTGACGCTGGACCGCCGCGCGCTCGCCCTGCTGCGCGGTGACCGAGGCGTTGTAGGCGCCGGCCGTGCCGATCTTCGCCAGCTGGTCGTTCGTCATCGGGCCCGGCGTGTTCGGCCGTCCCGCGTCGGTCTCCTGTGCCGGCGTAGCGACGGGTCCGCGCGGGCCGCCGGGGCCCTGCGGTGGTGACTGACTCGGCATCGTCACGGGCGCGCCGGACGCGTCGGGCGGGGGCGCGGCAGTCAGCTTGCTGAGGTCCTGCTGGTCCTGTGGCGTGAACGTCGGCGGTGGGGGCGCCACAGGAAACACCGGTGGCTGCGCGACCTCGGGCGGAGGCGAGTATGGCTGTAGACCCGGGAAGGCCTGCGCCAGCTGCTGCGGCACGGTGATGCGCCGCCCGTCCGGCGTGGTCACTTCCGTCATGTCGGTCCCGAAGAGCGCCATGGCTCGCTACGGCCCCCAGTTGTTTCCACCGAGCGCGCCGCCCGGTGGTGCCGCTGCGCGGGGTGCCGCCGCGGACATGCCGCCTGTCGCGTAGGCCGCGCCGATCTGGCCGCCCATCTGGAGCAGTCCGGGGAGGATGCCCTTGTCGTTCGCGGCGATCTGGGCCTTCGCCAGCTGGGCCTGGAGCGTCGCCTGATCCCAGCCGAGCATCTGCCCGAGCGCCGCGAGCTGCTGCTGGTCGTTCATCCCGCGCTGCGCGAGCTGGGCCTGCAGGTTCGCGAGCGCGACCGTGTTTCCGGCCTGCGCGTTGGCCAGCGTCGTCTGCTGGTCCATTGCGCCTTGCTGGAGAATTGCCTGCTGGCCGAGCTGCGCATTTTGCGTGGCGACGTTTGCGTCCTGGCCGTACATGCCGCCGTAGAGCTGGCCGAGCTGGGCGTTTGCGGCCTGCTGGTCCTGCATCTGCGCGCCCGCCGCAAGCCCTGCGCCCTGGAGCCCGAGGTCTGCGCTGTTGCGCGCAGCGTTGCGGTACGCGAGCGCAGCGTTTGCGCCACGCGCCATCCTCGCCGCAGCCTGTTGCGCAGCGTTCGCCTGCCCGAGTTGGCGGTTCACCGCGAGCTCGCCGGCGCCTGCCTGCTGCCCGCTCGCGATCCCGCCGAGCCGGTTCGCGACGCCAAGCATCCCACCACGCGACTGGTCGATCTGCCCGGTCGCGAGCTGCGCCGGTGCGCCGAGCTGCGTGCGGCCCGCCATCGTTGCAGCTGCGGTCGGCGCGGCGCGTCCCTGGGCGTTCTGCGCGATCTGTCCGAGCTGGTTGGTGGCCTGCCCGTAGTTCGCGAGCTTCCCGTCGACACCCTTGGTCGCATCGCCACCGAACAGGAGGTTCTTCGTGTAGTCGGAGCCCGCTGCAGCATCGATGATCGGTCGTGCACCTCCAGCCTCGGATATGCCGCCGGTCGCGACACCGAGACCGACTCGCTTTGCAATATCCCAGAATCCCATTATAGGCTCCTCGACGACGTGAATGGTTTGATGGCGTGCGCCTTGACTCCGCCGGTGAGCAACATCTCGGTCAGCTCGAACGACGCACCCGCGTGGCCCTCCGCCTCGAAGTCCTCGAAGCGGAATTGAATCGACTGGCCCGCCTCGTCGAGATGAAGCCTCCACTGGTACAGGCCTGGCGCGGTCCCGCCGTACGCGCCATCGCCGTAGTTCCCGTCGCCGTAGTTCGTCCCGACGATCGGCTCAAGCCCGATGGTCGCTGCGTTCCCACCGGTGATCCAACCGGCGTCGTCGGTGAGCCCCGTCGCGTCGTACCAGTAGCTGTCGGTCCAGCCCGGCGTGTAGTCGGTCTGGTACTGGATGCCGAGCTGGTGCGGCGACGCCCACGTGCCGAGCAGGTGCAGGTGCCAGAAGCGCTGGAAGCCCTGCAGCTGGGGCAGCATGTGGATCCACGCCGTCTCGAGCCGCAGTCGGATCCGCGCGTTGTCGTCGAGGTAGACGCCCGGCGTCTCGCGGAACACGCGACCGTCGGTGCGCAGGTAGTGGTAACGGCCGTTGACCACGGCGGCGTCGAAGCCCTCGTGGTTCGTGAAGGTCGACCACTGCGTGTGGTAGTGGTCGAACAGCAGCGAGAGGCCGCTGTCGGTCAGGAACACGATCTGCGTGCGGTCCGGCATGACCGTGGCGCGCCGCACCGTCTGGGCGTTGTACGCCTCTACCGGGGCACCGACATACGAGACGGACCCGTCGCGAGCGAGCAGGTAGATGCCCTTCGCCGACTTGAACATATGGCCGTTCGGCGTCAGGACGATCGACGACGGGTCTGTGCAGCCGACGTCGGACGTGATGAGCTGCGGCGTCGAGAAGCCGCCCGTCGAGGTGTCGCCGTTCGGCGCCGGACCATCGCCCTGGAACAGGAAGATGCTCGACGCCTTCCAGATCACGCCGCGCCCGTCCTGGAACGCACCGGCCGTGATGTCGCCGCCGAACGGGTCGCATCCGATCACGAGGTCCGGCGGGATCTCGACGCCGTAGCCGTCATCGAGCGGCTGCGAGTAGCGCAGGTTCAGGCCATTCGACGGGTCGGTGAAGAATAGCCGCGACTGCCCGCGGAACACGACCGAGCCGAGCGCCGATGGGTCGTTACTCAGAACACCGCCGTTCATGTAGAGCGGCTCCTGCGTGCGCAGCGTCGCATCGCTCATCTGGTCGATGAACGAGACGGTGTCGACGCTGGTCGAGTTCGCGACGTAGCCGTTCGCAGTGCCCGCCGTGGTCGGGTCGAGCGAGGTGACGCGGAACAGCTCGGCCGTATCACCGGTGTCCGATGCGAGCGATCGCGCAACACAGATCCGCGTGTTGGTGCCCTGTGTGATCCGCAGCGTGGGGAGCGTCAGCGTGACCTGTGTGTCGGCGCCGCCCATCGTGACCAGCGTGCCGATGGAGACCGGGCCGCGATGGACCTCGCCCTGGAAGTCGGTGCGCTCGTACCAGGCGCGGTAGAGGTACGTCACCGCCGATGTCATCGAACCACCGCCTGCGGAGACTGTGACGATCAGCTCGGGCCCGACGTGGAACCCCTGCTCGGTCCACTGTCGCCCGTCGTAGTGCTGCGGGCACGCACCGGCGAGGTAGAGCCCGCGGCCGAGCTGCGCGTACTGGTGCGAGTCCTCGCTATCGAAATCGAGCGTGAACAGGCGGATCCCGGTCTCGCGGAACTTGTCGTTGTTCTCGGAGACGAGTCGCTCACGAAAGGGTAGGGAGATGGACACGGAGTCACCATCGAGCGGCGCCGACGCGAGGTGCTGTCGCCCAGGGAGTCCAGCCGCGGCGCCCGGGGCTAGTCGCGCAACGCAGACCCCGTCGCTCATTCGGAGCGTCACGTAGACGTTGAAGAACGTCGTGTCGTGGACGAGCGTGACAAAGGCGCTGCTGGTCAGCGAGGAGCCGCCGATCAGGAAGGCGCGGGCGACGATCCCGACCGACCGCACTGTGAAGGTCGCGCCCAGTCCAGAGTTCAAGCTGACCCGGGCGATGATCACCGATGCGTTCGACGGGTCGACTGCATCCTCCTCCCATGCCGTGATCGCGACGACGTTGGTCAGAGCCAAGGTGACGCGCACGATGCTGACGACCACCGGTCCTGTTTTCGTCGAGCCGACTTGCGCAATCGGATCCGCCGGTGAGACGGCCCCGGCGCCGAACATCGCCACCTTGGATGCGCCCCCCGAGATGTAGGCGATCCCGAAGAGACCGGATCCTGGGTCGTCATTGTCTTCGAACGCGAGACCAAGCGGCGACGTCGCATCCCGCGCGGCGGCGAACGTGAACACGGATGGGTGTCCGAGGATCGGCGACCCGAGCGTACCCGACGCGTCGACGTAGCCGAGGCGGATCGCCGTCGTTCCAGCCTCGAACCATGCGATCGCCGCCGGCGTCCCGGATCGCGCAGTCGCGCACGCGTCGTAGATCGGCTGGGTGAAGTCCAGGTCAGAGACGAGAACGACGGGCGTTATCGCCGCGCTCGGGGCCGCCGGGTTGACGACGATCGCCATCACGCTGTTCGTCGTCGGGACGGCGTAGTAGATGTGCAGGTTGGGGCCGCACGTGACACACCGAGGAGACCGCCCGAGCGCATCGGCCTGCGTTGCCGCGCGGTAGACTCTGCCGCTCACGGCGTCGACGACGTTCCACCACACGCCGCCGGCGGAGTCCTCCCATGCCGCGACCGTGACGTCGTCGAGCGTGGCGTGATCTGGCTGTAGCTGCTGCGTCCCGGTCTTGACGAGCGGCCGATCGTTGCCGACTACGCTGTAGACCGCTCCGGTGTCGCTCCACTGGTCCGCGCCGGTCTGGCGCGAGTAGGCGCGGTTCGAGGTGAACGCGATCAGCTCGTTGTCGCGTGTGGCTGTACGAATCGCGCCGGACAGGACGGACGCCGAGCCGTCGATCACCGATGCGAGCGACTCGTAGCCGTTGCGTTTGCGGATGGACGTCTCACGGGAAAAGACGCCGTTCTCGAGCACGAGCAGCTGCGTCGGAGGGACGTTTTTGCTGTCGGCGCGCGTAGATACGCCCCCGCGAAACCCGACGTGAACCTCAGCGGGGCGTAGCGCCATGCGGCACCTCTGCGCGGGGGTTCAGGTTGCGCGCCGACCGAGCGCGACTCAGGATGGTGCGAGAGCTAATGAAGACCGTACTGCTGCTGTCGAGTGCCCTTCTGTTTTCATGCGTAGAGGGGCCGGCTGCTATGCCAGCCCCGAGCGAGGCGGACCAGTGTGCCGTTGCCATCTGGCGGTACAAGTACGCGTCGGAGATCCGCGTCACTGGTTCCTGCCCAGCCGGGGAGACCAGGACGCTCTCCTTGCACGTCGCTGACGGCGAAACAGAATTGAGCGTGGCCGTGGCCAGGTTCGCGTGCCCGGAGATCATCCTGGTGAACCTGGTGAATGCGCTCGAGCCGGACCTGCAGGTTGGCGCCGCGGTGATCCGCGACGACGGCGCGCGAGTGGCCTGCGACGCAGCCCCGTGACGCCCGGCCATCACGTCCACACCACCCGGTAGCCAAGAACGATGTCTCCGGTGGTTCCGCCGCCGGTCAGGTTGATGCGGAAGAAGAAGCCGTCGCCGTTGGCGTTGCTCAGCCCGGTGATCTCGAGCTGCACGTAGCCCGGGTTGTTCGCGCTGTTCGTCGCCGCCGCGCCGATGTTGCTGACCGAGCCGTTGGCACCGTTGATGAGCTCCAGCTGTGCGCTGATCGTCCCCGCCGCGCTGGTCTTCTGGATCCAGACCTTCCAGGCGGTGACCGTTCCGCCCGTCGGCATGATCACCGGCAGATAGTTCGATCCGGTGGTCGTCAGCAGCGCGAGCGTGCTGCCAAGCGTCGCTCCTGAGGCCGGGGCGGCAAGCTGGATCGGGAATACCTGCCCGGCCGCCGCGAACGGCGTCGTTGAGACCGTACCGGAGGGGCTGACCGTGAGAACTCGGGCGAACCCAGTGCTCCCCGGATCTGGGCTCGTCGGGAACGTCATCGTGTACGACACCGCGAGCGCCGACGGTGCCGCGAGCCCAACGAACACCGCGTCGCTCGTGCCGGTCTCGAACAGGCGCACGTCGCCGCTCGCGAGCCGCGCCCATCCGGTGCCGCTGTTCTGCTTGAACGTGTAGCGATCGCCTGAGTCGTCGAAGTTCAGCGCCGCGGCGACCGAGACGTAGTCGCCGCCGATCGCGCCCGCGAAGGCGCCAACGTTCAACGCGGCCCCGTTGGTTATCTGCACGTTGGTGCCGGCGCTCGATCGCCACGTCAGCTCATTGTTGACTGCGTTGACAAAGAGGCTCTTATTGTTCGAGGTCAGCGCGACGATCGACGCGAAGGTCAGGCGGTGCAGGTTGATGGGCGCGTACAGCGACGCGAACGTCAGATCGGCGTTGATCTCGATCCCGTTCGTCTTGACGGTCGTGCCCTTGCCTGGCGAATGGTCATGCGCGTCGATCAGTGCGGTGTTCGCGTCCTGCGTGTCATCCCAAACGCCAGCGCCCGAGACTCCGCGCACCGGCAACGTGAGTCCGATGTTTGGGTATGTCGTCACCAGACCTCCACGCGCGCATCGGGCTGGTCGACGCCGACGACGGTGATCCAGACCTCGAGATCCGGATGCGGGTTCGCGATGTCCATCGCGTGCGCGAACGTCGCGTCGGCGACCGTGGCGACCATCGTGTATCCGAGCGCGTCGCGACCCAGGCCGTGCTGCACCTTGTTCGTCCCGACGACTAGATCCACGACCTTCGCTTCGCGGTTCCGAGCGCGCTGCAGTCGCTCAATCGCCGCGCCGGTCTCCTCGAACGCGCGTGCGACCTGCGGATCGTCGACCTGCGTCAGTCCGAGCGACGTCGCCGGCGGGATGCGCTGTGGTCTGCGCCCGGCCATCAGCGCCACCTCTCGTCGCGAACGACGTCATCCCAGTAGCACTCGCGGATCGGGATGTAGTCGGGCTCCTGCGCCTTGCGTTGTGACGCTCCACCGGTGATGACGACGCGCGCCTTCTCGAGCTGGCGCTCCCACGCGGTGATGTCGCGCTCGCTGTTCGCCGCGAGCCGGATGAGCGCGCCGTAGATGACGAACTCCTCCCATCCGTTGAAGAACTCGCGCGCCTCGTTCAGCTGCGGCGCCAGCGGCGTGGTGACAAAGCGCAGCGTGTAGACCGCGTCCGGTGTCGGGTACAGGTCGACCCCGCGCTCGGTGGACCGGAAGCAGTAGGGTCGACCGGTCGGGGCGAAGCTGTCGATCTCGTCGATGCCGATCTGGTCCATCGGAACGTACGACGTGCCCTCGAGCCGGCTGATCTTGCGGACGACCCACGTGCTGTCGGGCAGCGGCGAATAGTCCACGCCGGCGATCGTGAACACCGTGCTCACGATGTCCCAGTAGCCCTGGTTCGTCTGCGCGATCAGCTGGTAGAGCTCGGCCCAAGACGCCTGGATCTCGGTCGTCAGGTTCGCGTCAGGGAAGCGGATGGAACTCCGCATGTCGCCCCGGAAGCGAACGATCGAGATGATGTCGGCGAGAGACTTCATGGTGTCGCCTCCGAGAGGAGCAGGCAGGAATGCGGGAAGGCTGCTCATGAGATCGCCCCGAACGACTTCCATGTCCCCGGGGTTCCTCCGGTAACGCAGATCCATCCGGCGAAGCCACCGGAGATAGGGTCAGCATTGAACACGACTTCGCCGGCAACATGGGTCCCGGTACTCGGCGCTGCCGCGCGCGTACCCGCGCCCTTGAGCGCCCCACCGAGCGTCACCAGATCCGCGATGGTCGAGTTGACCTGCCCGGTGCTCTGGTTGATGTAGAAGGATGCGGCGCCGGTGGCCTCGCCCATCACGTACTCGTCGACGTCCGTGACGGTGTTCCCGGTGCCGAGCGCATATGCTTCATTGAGGATGAGGTGAGTGAAGGTGTGGCCGTTGGCTGCCATCCTGACGCCGCGAACTCCGCATCTGTTCGCGCCGGTCGAGATCCGGATGATCTCGTTCCGGTTAGCGAGCAGCCCGACGTACACGCCGAACAAGTGATTGTCTGCGCCGGTGATGAGGATACTCGGCGTGGTCTCGACATCGGGTCCAGGCTCGGTCTGGATGTGGTAGAAGTTGTCCCCCGAGCTGCCGATCACCACGTCGTTCTGCGTGTTGTTCTCTGCCCAGATGCCGAACCATCCATTGCCGCCACCGCCGGTGATGTTGACGCCGATCTGGTTGCCGTTGGCCCACAGGTAGCGGCACGAGATCGCATTCGCGTTGAGCTTGAACCCGGAGCCCGACGGGAAGCCGGATACGAACACGTTCTCGATGCCGGCCAGGAAGTTGAGCTGCGTGATCGCACCGAGGTTGATCCCATCGCCCGCGGTGCCGTTGCCATCGAGGCTGAGATTTCGAATCCAGGACCCGGAGCCGCCGGCACCACTCGGGTCCTCGGTGCTGTTCTGCTCGCGGATCGCGCTGCCCGTCGAGCCGGTGATGCGCCGCAGAACGCAGTGCCCCATCTGCTCTCCGGCCAGCGACACGTAGCCGGGGAGTTGCAGGTTGCTGAACATGTACGGCCGCGTCGATCGCGGGATCAGCACCTCGGACCCGCGAAACGTGCCGTTCGAGATCGATCCCAGCGACGCCGCGTAGTCAAGCGCCTCCTGAATCGCCGCCGTATCGTCGGTCACTCCGTCGCCGACAGCACCGAACGCCTTGATGGTCACCGGAGCGCGCTGGAGCACGGTCCGGATGTCGTCGAGCGCGGTCCTGATCGCATTGAGATCGGCCGCGGTGATCTGCCTCGTCGCGTTCGTGACCGGCTTGATGTCGGTCTTCGCCGCGTATAGCGCAGCGTCCAGGGCGGTGTTGTCGTCGACGAAGTTGGTCACGACTCAGCTCAGCGTGCAGCCGTTCTGGTAGATCACCGACCAGGCCGATCCGGTCCACTCGAGGACGGCGCAGTCACCGACCACGGTGGCCGATGCGACCACGCCGATCGCGCCGAGGTGGGTGTACGCCTCCGCGATCATCCCGGTGAACACACCGTCGATGCTTCCGACCGGGGTTCCCGACACAGCAGAGCACGTGACGATGCACCGCTCGCCGACCGCACTTCCGTTCGGCAGCGCGTTGGCCCCGGTCGACGACACGGTGTTGGTCACCGAGCAGCAGTACCGGATCCACAGGTTCAGCCCGGTGAGCGGGGTCGTGCCGACCACGACCGCGTTGGCCGCACCACCTGCGCGCTGGACACGCGTTGCGCGCCAGAGCGGCGTGGTTGCGCCCGTCGCGACCAGTTCGATCGCCTGGCCCACGTCGGTGAACGTGAACGCCGAGGCACACGCGAATCCCGTCGTGGTGTCCGGGCTGGAGATCGTCACCGTTCCGAGAGGCGTCGATGCAGCCGAGACGCACACGATGCGCTTGCGCTGACCAGCGACGGTCGGAGCGGCGAGCGTGTACGCCTTGGTGCCCGAGACGGTGAGCTCGGTGAGGTACGTGGTGAGCGACAGCGCGCCGGCCGCGGAGACGGCGTCGATGCCGGCGCCGATCGCGTCCGAGAGCCCGTCGATGGTGCTCTGGTCGAAGTTTCCGACCTGCTTGAGTTGAGCTGCAGTCAGCATGTTACGGATTCCTTGAGGACGTGCGAACCGTCCACGTGAAGTAGGGGATGTCGGTGGTCGCCAAGTCCGTCAGCGTGTTGTTGACGTAGAACTTGGCGGTGAAGGTCCCGGCGGTGACGTCGATGGCCGTGATCTTTCCGAAGAGACCAGCGGTGCCCTCGCCGCCCCACGAGATGATCGGGGAGCCGACGAGCGCGGGGTAGACGTAGCGGAACGTCCCGGTGTAGATGCCGGTCGATCCCGAGTACGTCAGCGCGGTGATCTCGCCGTTGAGGGCGCTCTGCGCGTCGAGCGTGCAGTTGGCAGCTGCGCCGCCACCGGTGACGTGCGCGTACAGCGTGACGCTGCTGGCGCGCGCCGTCTCCAGCGGATGAGTGCATCGAGCGGTTCCTTGAATCGTCATGGCCGCTCCTCAGGTGCTCGGGTTGATCTTCGCGTTCCAGTTCCATCCCGGTGCCGAGCAGCCGACGTTGGAGTAGTTCGCGAGGCGGGCTTCCGCGCTGTCCTCGTTCTGCGAGGGCTGCAGGCGGTTGCCGGTGTAGCTCTCGCCGGTCCAGTTGATCAGCTCGCCCGTGTGCCACAGGGTCCACGTGTTGAGCTGCAGGCCGGTGAGGCGATTCGAGGGACAGTTGCGGTCGGGGTAGATGCGGACGACCCGGCCGCCGACGAGCGCCTTGTAGCCGCTGAAGCCGACAATGAGGTCGCCGGTCTCGTTGCGGATCGACGTGGTCAGTTCGCCCAGGATGCGCATCTTCGAGTTCGAGATCAGCTCGAGGTCCGACAGCGACTCGGGGTTCGCGAAGATGTGCGACGTCTTGGCGCCGTACTTGCCAGCCTTGCCGGTCGCCTTGATGATGACCTCGTCGAGGCCGCCGGCCGCGGTGCCGTCGTAGTAGATGCCGCCCAGGTAGACCGGAGCTGGCGTGCGAACGACCGAGTTGAACGACGCGGCCAGCTTCGTGGTGCGGTCGTCGATCGGAAGCCAGTCCTCGACGCCGGCGAGGCAGACGTCGTAGTCGCCGCGCTGGAAGACGTACGAGGAGGTCGCGACGCCAGCGATCTTGGTGCCGAGGTTGTCGGCGATCGTGACGGTGCCGGCCTCGTGGTCCACCGCCGTGACGGTCGTGGTGTCACCGCCGTCGAGCAGCGTGCCCGTGCCGTCGGTCGCGCTGAGCTGCAGGACCTGGTTGATGTGGAAGTTGAAGACGGCCGCGTTGTCGGTGAACGTCAGCGTGGTCGTGTTCGTCGAGGCGATCGCGAGCTTGCCGATGTTGCCACCGGCGGTGCGGTACAGCCGGCGACCGATCTTCTCGCCCAGCGACTTGAAGCCGCGGTCGAACTCCTTGATCGAGGAGACGTACGCGTCGGACTTGCGCGCCGTCGAGAACAGCAGCTCGTGGTTGACCACGATGCGCTGGTACTGAGTCTTCCTCGGGATGAGGAAGTCCTCGTACTGGCTGATCGTGTTGTCGGTCATCGCGGACGCGTAGTCGCCGTTCGCGCCGCTCGGGTTGCCGAACTCGACGGGCTGGACGTATCGACGTCCGCCGGCCATGACGCCCTGCTCCTTCGACATGAAGGCAAACAGGGCGTTCTCCCCGTAGCTCTGCTCGAGGATCTTCTCGGTGGTGTAGACGTCCTTCAGAAAGGCGTCTTGATTCGCTAGCGTATGTGCGGTCACGTGATGTGCTCCTTGTTGGGGAGCACCGCGAGTCAGCTATCGATCAGGAGTCTCCGAAGTGCTTGACGGCGAGCAGCTTGATGCGCTCCTTTTCAGTGCGCCAAGTCTTCTTCGGTGGCTCCTCGGTCGGTGCTGGCTTTGCTGCCGGAGTTGTTGCGGGTGCAACACTCGCGCTCGCGTTCGTGATGGTCCGGGGCCCGTTTCCCTGTGGCTCCGCTTTTTGATCCGTCGCTACGGCTGCTTGAGTTGGCGTGGCGGTGCTTGCTGCTGGTGCCTTCTGCGTTGCCTTGGCGATCTTGTCGGCAAGGGCTTGGTAGCGAGTCTCGATCTTGCGGGATGCGAGATCGATCAAGTTGGTGTCCTGGTCGGCGCGGCTGTACTCGCCCGTCTTGAACCCGCGGTTCAGCTCCTTCCAGAGCAACTCCTCGGGCTTCATGCCGTCGAAGTCGGTGCTGAGGTTGCGCAGGAGCGGATACTTCGTCGCGTGATCGCCGGCGCCGATGAACTGTGCGACGAGCGGCACCTTCGTGGCCGCCTCCGCCGCGTCAGGATCCTGAGCGGGCGCGGGCTTCGTCGCATCTGCCGTGCGGTCACGGCGGTCCCGCGCCAGCAGGTGCCGCACGCGCTCGGACTCGCGCTGCGCCTTGATGCTAGGGTCGAGCGGCACCCCCAGTTCGCGCTCGGTGAGGTCGTGGTAGAGCCACGTCAGGTGCTTGTCGACGTCGGGGTGCTTCGGGTCATCGACGCCCAGTGCGGTGGCGTACACCCGACGGAGCGCGCCGATCGAGTCCTCCATGATGGTCCGCTCGGCCTCGTCGAGGGCTTTCTCTCGCGCCGTCGGCTCACCGCGGGCGGGCCGCGCGCGCAGCTGCTCGAGTTCGGTCACGAGCTTCGTGTTGTGCTCGGCGAACCGGTCCGCGCGGGCCTTGTGCTCGGCGATCGCGTCCTCGGTGGACTTCGCCGGAGCGGTAGAGGGCGCCGCGGCAGCTGCAGGGGGTGTCGAAGTCTCCGGTGGCGTCGCCTGAGTCGGAGCGACAGCGGCAACCGGCGCCCCTGCAGCGGGCGGCGAATCGGGTTTGGGTGCTTCGGGTGGCTCGTCGGAGACCGTCCCGTGCTTGTCGATGTTCTCGAGCATCTTGCGCGCGGTGGGGCTCAGGCCGAGACCTCGGCCGCCCTTGCCGACGGTCACCGACTCCTGCTCGACGGAGCCGGCTGCCACGTCGCGGACCGGCTCGGAGGATCCCGACCCGATGGTCACCGACTCGTGGATCTGGCCGCGCGCGCGTTGCGAGTTGCCAGCGGCGGGCTTGGCGCCGCCGATCGGTGACATCTCCTCGTGAAACTCGACGTCCATTACTCGTTATCCTTGAGGCTGAGCGCCTTGACCCATGACGGGACCTTCTTCCGCGGAATGCTCGCGAGCGAATCCTGCTCGCCCCAGTTCCAGTCCGACTCGTCCGACGGCTGGCACTCGCGCGCCATGATCGCCGCGTCGGCCGCGCTCGTGTCGCCCTCCATGGTCCGGTAGTCGACGCGGGGCAGCTTGATGCCGTACGAATAGCGGGACTCGTCGACGGCGATCTGCGCCTGCTCGATGGAGAGTGGGTGGTCGAAAACGATTCGCATTCTTCCTCAGGCCGCCATCGGCATCTGCGCCGGCGGCATCATGGGTTGACCCATCGGCGGTGCGCCGATCGGCATGGGTGGTGGGACCGGGCCCTGCGGCATCAGCGGGACGCCACCGGGAAGCGGCTGCTCGGCGGGCGCCATGCCCATCGGCTGCGGTGCCGGGCCCTTGACCTTGAGCGCCTCGGTGACGAGGTCGCAGTACGTGCGGTAGCGCTCCTGGATCTCGGGCGGCGCGTTCTCGCACTGGATCCAGTTGTAGAACGCGACCGAGACCTTCAATTCGATGTCGAGATCGTTGTACTGCTCGGGCATCGGCAGGTCCTCGTCGACCTCGGCGAGCAGATCCATCTTGCGCAGGCAGTTCTTGAGCGGCGCGAGCAGGATCCGATTCGCCTCCTGCAGGTCGGGCTCGTCGAACAGCATGGGCACGAGCCACTGTGGGATGACGCCGGCCTTCGCCAGCTGCTCGACCACGGCGATCTTGCCGGCGCGGGTGTCCGGGATGAAGCCGACCGGCTCGATGCGCAGGCGGTACGAGCCTTCCTTGAGCACGACCTTCGAGTAGTCCAGCTGCTGGATGGCGTCACGGCTCTTCCACGTCGTGGCGACCCAGGAGCGCTTGGCGCCGCTGCCCTCGTAGCGCCGACGGGCAACGCGCGCGCTGGCGTCGAGGTAGCACTGCCCGCCATGCATCCGATACCGCGCGTAGTTCGCCTGTGGGATGCGGAACCGGTCCGAGTCGATGTCGTACTGGGTGTCGAGTGCGACGCCGCTGGCGCCGGCGCCGAGCGAGGACTTCGATTCCGCGTTCGCCTTCGAGACGCCGGAGAGGTCGAATGCCCAGCCGATGAATTCCTTCAGGGCGCTCATCTGCGCCATGTTGAAGGACTGCGGCGCGATGTACGTCGGCGGCTGCGAGCCGTTGTAGTTGACCTTGTAGGGCGCCGCGCCGGCGAGCATCTCCACCGGGATGTCGTTCGCCTTGTTGACCATCCAGATCCCGCGGCCCGTCGCGGCGAGGTTCAGCTGGATGTCGCGCACGATCAGGTTGATCCGGTGCTGGATCCCGATGAGCATGTCGACGAAGCCCTCGGGGTAGATGCCCCAGTCGGGGTCGCCGAGCTGAAACATCGACCATGGGAACCTCGGCTCGTGCCACTGCTCGGTGACGAGCGTAAGGCCCTCGACGCAGAGCACGTGCCGGCCGATGTCGGAGTCGGGCACCATCGGCGGGAACCACGCCTCCCATGTGTCCACGTAGTCGTCGAGGTCGCCGACCTTCGGGCCGTCGCCGTCCACGTCGGTGTCATCCTTGCGGCGCAGCGAGGCGGGCGCGCGCTCGAGGATCCACTCCTTGCTCTTCGGGAACAACTCGGCGAGGTGGTCGCGGGCGACGCGCTGGATCCGGATCGCCTGGCGCGGCTTGCCGTACTTGAGCTCGCGCCGGTCGAACAGCAGATCGTTCACCGGGATGCGCTCGGCGATGACCGCTTCGTCGCTGTCGTCGACGCGTGTGAACCCCAGACCCAACTTGACACCGTCCTGAAGCGCGCGGACCGACAGCGCATCGAACTCGGTGTCCCGCATCTGGCCGACCACGAACTCGCGGTACTTCTTCGCGCGCTTCTTCAGCTCGAAGTCGCTGTCATCGACGACGATCCCCGGCATGGGCCGGTCCTTCGAGAGCCGCGACGCGAAGGTGTCGCCGATCGCCTTGATGACGTTGAGTCGCGCGATGCCCATGCCCGAGCCCGCTAGGGCGGCGATCGCAAGGCGCTGGTTCTGCAACTCGACGCCGCGGTAGACCCGCTCGCGGGTCAGGTTCTTCGCGTGGAAGTTCGCTTCACGCTCGAGCAGCGCCTTGCCGTACGGGACCAGCCGATCGTGCACCGGCTCACCCAGCGCCGCGCGCATCCAGTGTGCGTCGCTGCGGATGGGGGCGTTGTATCGTGGGACCATGGCAAGGGATCGATGGTCCCTTTGCCTGTGGACCGGTTGATTTGCAGGGAGCGTTACATGAGTCGCGAATCAGTGCAAGTAGGAGCTTCAGGTGCTACCGTTTGGGCACCCCCGGTCGCGCCGGGAACCTTCGATTGGTGGTTGGCTTGCTACCGGCCCGAGGTCGAAGCTGGGTTAGTAGCCTGAGGGTCGCAACCTGGACGCCCGGAGTGGCTACCGGGTGTCGGCAATTGTTCAGTCCGCGGTCACGGTGGCGGTCCCGTCCGCGTAGATGCGCAGGTGGCCGGTCGTGGCGAGCCAGGCGCTTGGCCTGCCGTCCTCGTCGTCGGGCGTCTCCTTGCGGCGCCACACGGTCTCCGAGGTCACGGACGGCCCCATCTTGACGGTGCGCACGGCCAGTTCCCATTCTCCGGCCTCGGGGCTGACGCACCACATCATCGGCTCGGCGGACAGGCGGTTGAAGTAGACGCGCAGCGCGCCGACGTACTGCATCACGGGGATGAGCGATGCGGGCTTGCGGATCGGGCGCGTGTCGATCTCGCTGCTGGGTTTCATCGAATCTCCCTGCGCCGATACTGGGGCGGGCTAGCCGGGCAACCGCAGGGCGTCCCGCCTTCCGTCCAGCCGCGGTCGAAGCACTCCGGACAACGCGGACGCTCGCGCTCGAGGTACGCTAGACGATCGTAGAGCCTAGCGATCTCGTCGGTCAGCTCCTGGCTGTCCGCCCTCTTCAGGATGTCCTTGCTCATTCGTCTCCCTCGTACCCCGCGGCGCGCCACGGCCCGGGGTCGGGCTTCAGGTCCTGGCCGGTGCCTTCCGTCTGCCTCAGGTCCTGTACCTGCGTCACGAGCTGGCCGATCTTCACGGTGGGGCCGATGCGAAACCCGCGGCGGCGCCCGTACTCAAGCAGCTGGATCAGCTGGGCAAGATCAGACTCAGCGGGCGGGACCGGGACGACGTTGCCGTCCTCGTCGGCGTCGATGGGGCCGGTGGGTGGCTTCATGTCGGCGCCCACTCATGGCCTCGATATGCGCCGTGGTCGAGTCCCTCGCGGTAGACGCCGCGATGCGTGACCTGACCGTCGTCTTCACACCGACACTCGCCGCGTTCGATGCGATCGCATCGGCACTCCTGCCAGCGAGGCACCTGCGGCGAACGAGGCGTTGGGTCGAGTTCGCCGTCCCTCATTGTCCGCTCCTGTCCTCGTCGCCGGGGTCGTGGTTCTCGCGCGGATGGCATTGCTCGGCTCGCCACGCCTCGAAGTACTGCCAGAGTAGAGGCTGGCGAAACACGCGGTCCCTCTCTCGCAGGTACTCATCGCGGGAGATGGTGAACGCCGGCATGTCGACCCTAGTAGTCATACGCGTGGCTCCCATACACGGTGTTCTCGGTCTGATTGTACTCGCCCGGGACCTCGTCGCCTTCCTCGTACGCGCGCTGCTGCCGGGCCATGCGGGCGTCGAGATCGCGCTCCTCGCGCTCGGCTTCAGCGAGCAGCGCAGCGCGAGTGCCTGGTGCAGGCTTATCGGCGACAGGCCGGTTCGTGTAGTGCGTGAGGTGCCTGAAGGCGTAAAGGGCCCCATCCGACACGTGGTTGCCGTGAATCTTGCCGTCACTCGCGCGCCTGGCCGCATCGTCCTTCAGCGGCTTGCCCGGCTTCGTCGGCAGGTACACGAGGTGTCGGTGCTCGTCGAGGAGCGGCGATCCTTCGCGGTACCGCACCATGCCCTTGCGGATATCGCCGGCCATCAGCGCCTGCCACGTCGGCTTGCTGCTCTTGTCCGCCTCGTCGATCGGCAGACCGACGCGCTCGCGCCAGCCCGCCATGTTCGCCGCGACCTGGCCAGCGGGGTCGCCGACGAGCACCACGACATTGTCCAGGCCTTCCCACAGCGCCTTCAGGTAGTCGCGCTGGTCATCCGGCACGACCTTGAACTCCTTCCAGCTGAACACCTCGTAGATCTGCGGGCGATCGGGTGCGTGCGTGAAGGCCCAGACGCAGATCGCGAACGGATCCTGCGCGTATCCGAAGTCGGCGCCGATCGCGTAGAGCCAGTCATACGGTTTGCGACCACGCCCCGGAATCGGCAGGTCGGCGAGCGCCGCGTTGAGGTCGACCCACGGCGGGTGTGCCTGATTGATCCGGTTGTCGGTGAGCCGCTGCGGGGCGTAGGTGAGCCCGATGTGCTGCGGTACCGCGTGGACCGGGTAGACGTAGCGCGCGTCGCTCTTGACCCACTTGCCCAGCCACTCACGGACGTAGTCGGGCTCGGTTCCGGTCCAGCCGTTGGCGATGAGCGCCTCGCCGGCGGTGCGCGCGAACCGCTCCTCGGGCGTTGAGCCGAACCACGGGTTGTCGATCACCGACCAGCGGTGCACTTCCCAGTTCGGCAGCGGGGTGTCACCGCTTGTTTCCTCGGGCGTGCAGTCGTAGAAGTAGCCGGCACAGTCCTCGCTCGGCGAGCCGGTCAGTTTCAGCTTGCCGCTCTTGCGGGCGCCCGGCTTGTCGTTGTGCTTGCGCTTGTCGGCGAGGCAGGCCTGGGCGACTTGCAGGATGAACGCGCGCAGGTGGCGCATCTTCTGGGCCTCGTCGACCCAGATATCATCCTTCGCCTGGCCGCGCAGCTTGCCGATGGACTGCTCGTCGTCGGCTCCGAACAGCGCGATCTGCGAGCCGTTCGAGAAGTTGATCTCGAGCGTCGTGTCGTTGGTGCGCGCGACGACCGAGCCGAGCTTCCAGCCGTCGCCGGTGGCCGTGCCGTGCTTCGCGATGAGGTCGCAGAAGCCCTGCCCCATGTCGTTGCGCCAGACGATCTTGCGCGCCTCGGGCTTCGTCTCGTTCACGTACACGCCGCGCCAGCCGGGCACCTCGATGGCCAGCGACAGCCACTCGTGGACACCACCGTCGCTCTTGCCCGCGCGCCGGGTGCACAGCGCCGCGGCCTGGAGCGCCTCGGTCTGCCAGAAGGCGCGTTGCTTGGGGTGCTGCTCGAACCGCTCGCGCAGCAGCTTGCAGAGCTCGGTCGTGGCGTCTGGCTCTGCACTCACGACCTCCGCCGGCCGCAGCTTGGCCAGTCTGCCGAGGGTCGAGAGGACAGAGGGGCTGAGATGCATGGCGTCAGGTGACCGGGAACCGCCGGTCGATCTCCTCGGCTACACACTTCGCGCGGTGCTCGAGGCGCGGATCGTGGCTGTACTTCTCGCAGTAGGCCATGGCACGCAGTAGGTCGCTCGTCTTCCAGGAGCGCACCAGCGCCTGCTCCTCGGCCTTCCAGTCGCTCACCGACCCACCGCCTTGCCCCTGGGCGCCGTCGCCCGCTCCATCTCCTCGTCGCTCAACACCTCGACCGGCATGCCCATCGGCTCACCATCGTACTTCGCGGCGGCGTCGATGTCGTCGCTGTCCCACTGCATGATGCACTCCGCGCCCGCCTCGAACGGACCGAACATGCGTCGCGGGCCCTTCGGATCGTGCTGGCTTGGCAGTCGCTTCTCGTTCGTCCAGCCGGGCGGCGAGACGAGGAACACGGCACGGCCTCGCACGCGGATCGAGAAGCCCTTCAGGTTGGCGGGCGGCGCATCGCAGTTGACGTTCGATGGGGAGCCGAACAGCGGCATGTGGGGCAGCGTAATGGAGAGGAGCTTCATCGGTTCGGCTCCGAGTCGAGGAGGAGCGACCCACCGTCCTTGTCGGCTCCGCTGTGGGCGACTGGCCATACGACAGTGGACGTAGAGTCGGTGCGGATGGTGGCGAACGCGGCCCCGAGCTTCGGGATGGTCACGTACCAGTGCTGCGGAGGAAGCCCGTCATGGTGAACATGGAGCGGCATCCCAATCCGTAGCCCACACTTCCAGTTCTTGGCCAGGAAGTCGATCTCGATGACGCGGAGGTCGTCCAGGCATGTCGGGCACCGTCCTCCGACGGCAAAGTACACCGCGTCGTCGGGCACCTCGAACTCGAGGACCTCATCGCGGTCTGGGTGGTGCTGGTACTGCTTCATCGGCTGGCGTCCTGTGCCTTGAGACCTCCCGAGCCAGGCAGGCGATCGCCGGTGATGCGGTACGAGCCGAGCCGGTGCGCCTCGTGCTTCTCGATCGGCAGGAAGGCCCTCAGATGGGCAAGAAGTGACGCCTCGTGTTCACTGGTCACGGACAGCGCGATGTACGCGCGGCCCTCTTCGTCGATTCCGATCTCGGCGTTCACTTGGGATCCATCCTATCGGCCAGCGCGCGCAGTTCCGCGGCCATCGTCTTGCGAGCGTCACCGACGGCACGTCTCAGGGTAAGCGCGACGTCCTGCTGCGACAGCATATCCTCGTGCGGGATGAAGGTCTGGATTGGATGGTAGGCGTAGAACCTGAGCGCGTACCCATCGCGATTCGCGTCGACGCAGATCGACTGCTTGTCGTTCAGCGCCATGATCCGCAGGCCGGTGTCGTGGACCATCTCCTTGAGAGCTGCGGTCGCCACGTCGAAATCGAACTTGAAGTGCTTGTCACTCATGTGAGCCATTCTCCTAGCGGCAGATACGCCGCGGTTACGCCGCACCTTGCGAGCCACGGCACGATCCACTCGTCGGAGCGACGTGCCCCGCGATGTGTGTAGACCAGTCGATTCTTGAGCTGCGCCGCGTTCACCAGCGCGGTCATCACGCCCCGCTTGCGCAGCAGCTCGCCCTTGCCGATGCGCAGCCGCGTGTGCGTCCAGTGCACGGTGTCGACACGACGGCCCGGGCACCACGCCAGCCAGCCCGCGACCGCGCCGTCGAGGTCCGCGACGAGCAGCTGTGTGTCGGTCCGACCGAGCACAGCGTCCAGCTTGGGCCGCTCGAGGCGCTTGAAGTCGGGCCAGGGCAGCTTGAACAGGCGATTCGAGCTCTGCTTGTAGCCCTCGCCGAACGACGAGCGGATGTAGGCCATCTCGCCGGGGTCGTCGCGGTGCGCGTGGCGGATGCGGAGGGCGAGAGCGGGTGACCCGCCCATCTGCAGCCCTGTCTGGTGCGACACGGATGGTTTCGAACCATCACCCACCGCCGGCTGTGCTGCAGCACCGGTCGGCCGCTCTACCGCTTGGCGTACGGTCGCGTGAGTCACTTGGTAACAGCCTCGAGAAACGCCCTGAGCGCCTCGTCCTTGCTCCGCTGCGCACCCCGCAGTGCCTGCTCGGCCTTCTGCAGCTGTCGGTACGCGCGCGCCGCATCGCCTTCCAGCGTCACGCGATCGGCAGTGCGGATCGGGCGCACGTTCGAGGGCGTCTCATCCTCCGCCGGCGGCTCATCGGGCACGTCGGGTAGCGCGTCCGCCCCATCGCACTCCACGCCGTCGCACTCGAGCGGTCGCTTGAGCGTCGCCGGGTCGATGTTGGCGTAGAGCACCATCGCGCAGTCGGGGGAGTGCTTCACGGTCTGAGCCCTCGGATGCGTCGCAGCTGCTCGTCGTCCTGCGTAGATTGGTCCTGTGCCAGCGCCACTAGTTTCCCGATGCGGCACTCGGCAGCGCGCAGATTCATGCGGTCCTCGCCTTCGTTCAGCCAGCGCTGTGCATCGAGTTGCAGCTGGAACAGCTCGGTCGTCACGCGGTCGAGCCGGCCGATCGCGGCATCGAGTTCGTCCCCGAGCAGGCGGACCAGCGCTCCGGTGCTCGGCTCCTGCGGGTCCGTCGGCTTCGCTTCCATCATCGTCCACGGCCGCGACCATGCGACGAGACGCTTGGCCCAAGCGCGATCGAACTTCACTTGCCACCTCGCTGATGCAGGCGTCGGTGCCACCAGTGCAGGCGCTCGAGGAGGGTCATGGAATGAAATCCTCCAGGCCCACGATCTTCGATGGGTCGACCGGCTCCTTGCCGCCGTACCCGTGCTCTTCGAGCGCACGCTCCTTGGCGTCTTGCGCGGCGTGGCCAGCCGCTGACGGTCGCGACGACTCGAAATTCAAGATCGGCGCAGCGATCGAGCGCGAGATCGAGGCGGGCCACGCCGCGACCCGTGTTGCAATCGGACTCGTCGCCCACGCCTGTTGCGCCACCTGCATCTCGAGCCGACGCAACTCATGCCGCCCGAGCGCCACGCCGAGCGAGTGGAAGCAGCGCGGCCAGTCGAGCCCGAGGCGATGTACAGGGATCGCGGGCAGTCCGAGCAGCGCCGCGCCGATGCAGCCCTCTGCCCAGAACGCACCGTCGAGGGTGACGCGCTTGCCACACGAGAATGAGCGGGGCGCGTTGGCGAAGTCGAAGGCGCTCACAGCACCAGCCTCTTCGCGTCACCGATCCAGCCCGGAATCCACGGCGCGGTCCGCAGCGCTGGGTGCAGATCGAGGAACAGCGCTCGCATGCGGTCGTCCATGCTGACCAGTTGAGCGTCGCCGCGTTTCAGTAGCCGCCTCGACCTGTGGTAGGTCAGGCCGCGTAGCTCATTCAGCCGCGCTTGGTCCTGCTCGGTGAAGCCCCGCGTCCACTTGAGGTACGCATCGTGGATCGCTAGCCACTCGAGGTCGGTCGTCTCGAAGTCATCGTCGCTCACCCGTTCACCGTCCCCGACTCCACGCCGATCGCGCAGGTCGAGCCGGCCCAGGGCGAGGTCAGGCCACAGTATGCGACCAACGACCGCGTCACGCCGTCGTAGTGCTCTGTCTCGATGGTGCACGCCACCTCATCCGGCACATCGCTCACCGGCACCCTCAAATCGAACACCCCGTGAACCGGGCATCGGTAGCTGTGCGGCACCAGCTTGCCCGTGTCGCCGCGCTCGCGGATGCCCCAGGTCTTGCCGCGGGGAACGACGCTCGAGTGGCCGACCGACGCGCCAGGCACGACGAAGATCGGCGAGCGCGTGACGTCCTCGGTGTGCCAGCGGAGGCGCGGATGAGGGCGATGATCAGGCATCAGATCGCCTTCCCCAGGAAGGACATCATCGGACTCGGCCTGTTCGCCATCTCGAGCACCAACTCCGGCGTGTAGATCGCGCGCAGCATCTCCGCGCACTCGCTGATGTCGAGCGCCATGATCGACGAGAACGCGGCGAGCCAGCGCCTCAGCTTGCGGTTGTGGCGCTGCGGCGGTGGCGGACCGAGAGCAGCGAGTCGTTCACAGCGCTCGACGGCGCGCTTGGGGTCGATCACTGTGGCGTCTCCGTGGTGGTGGTCGCGCTCGCATCCCAGAGCGCCAGGGTGAACGCACGCTCTTGCGGCGTGAAGGACTGCAGAGCTCGCTGCAGCTCCTCGCGGAACTGGGCCTGCAGCTGCTCGGGCGTGGCTTGATCGTGCTGCGTCAGGCGGTAGCGCTCGCGTTGCTCCTTGAGCAGGTTGGTCAGCGCGCTCGAGTAGAACTTGAAATTCTCGGTCCACTCCTCAGGGGGGAGCGGCTGCTCATCCGCGGTCGACTTGAGCCAGTGCGCGAGGCGCCGGCCGACGACGTTCAGGATGCGCTCGAGGCGCTCGACATTCTTCGTGAGCGCGTGCGATCCGATGACGATGCCGTCGATGTTGACGTCGACGAGGGCCGGGAACTGAGCGCGCGGGCGACCCACGCTACTTCTGCCCGGGGTACGGCGTTGCAAGGCACCGGAAGCGCATGGTCGAGTTGGTTCTACACGAAATGACCATACGTGACCATACGGACATTTGTGTCATAGTCTCAACTAGGCGAACCCTGGTAGCGCTACTCCGATACTTTCTGCCATGACGTCGATTTACTCGGCCAGCGTAAGCTAGCTGCTTGCGACAATGTCTAACTATGCGTACCTATGTGTCTATTAGTCCGAAGATCAAGCACTCCCGTTCTCCGTCTGTGCCGAAGAGGAAGAACCCAGCGGCTCGCCAAGAGCTGGTCCCGCTCACTCCCGACGAGCAGGACGCGCTGGTCCTCGGGCGTCATGTAGCCGCCGGCCCGGTCCACGACGTCCACGAGCGCCTGTAGCGCGGTCTGAAGGTCGTCGGCGTACTGCCTTGCATCGATGGCCGGTTCACAATCTCCGCCGCAGTCCCATTCCAGCGACGATCTCATGGCACGACCCCGATCTGCCTCGCCCGCTCGGTCGCCGCCCAGGCGCGCATCACGATCGCCGGTGGCCATCCGCGCCAGGTCGTCCAGCGCGGGTCGGTGCCGAAGCGGACGGAGAAGTCGGTCACGACTGGACCCTGCCAATCAGCCTGCCGATCGTCGTCCCGCAGGCGTCTGCGATGTCAATCAGGACGTGAAGCATCAGCCGCTGCCGGCCGAGCTCCATGTTGCATAGCGCAGCCCGCGTCAGGGGTGGTTGCAGGCTCGCAGCCAGCATCTCCTGTGTCAGCCCACGGCGCGCACGAGCGCGCGCGATCCGACGATCGATCTCAACGTATACCGGCTCAACGTTCGTCATGCCAACTCCTCCACTACGATGCATGTTTCGTTGCTGTCCCATCGTTCCTGCAAGACGTGCAGCTCCAGGTATTCGCGCTTGTCGTCGTGCACAACACCCTCGCGGACCATCGCATCGACGAGTGCCTTGCACCCGGCGACGAGGTTGTCGCGGTCCATCTCCTGACACCGCCCTGCATAGTGGCGCGTGATCGTGACACGGCGCTTGCTCGATGGGCGGGCCATGATCAGCCCGCTGCGTTCGACAGCCAGCGCGGCCAGCTTCACCAGCCACTGCCACTCGTCCCTTGCCTTCGCGTACCGCCACCTCGACGCCCCGGCGTTGACGGTGCGTGTGTTCGCCGACTCGATTCGCTTGTCGAGCCGGAACGCCCAGCGTGCGGTGACCTCGGCGTCGGGCGAGAATCCGCACTTGGGACACGAGGCGCTCATCGCGTAACCCTGCACGAGATCGTCGCGCCAGCGATCGTGTCGCGGCCGGTAACCGCTTGATCATCCGGATCGAGCGCGATGCGCAGGCTCCCAAAGTAGGCCACGAGTTCACCGTCTGCTGACGTGCACATGCGCGTCGGTCGACCACCGCACCTCGCGAGTTCGACCAGCATCTCCTGCTGGAGTCGTTCGAGATCGCTCACCCGAGCACCTCGGCCGCTTGTGCTGGAGCGTGGAAGTCTGGCCCGGCCGGAATCCGCGCGAACATGCGAAGCGCTTCGAGCGCCCGACCAGCCTGCTTCGCGCACCACGCTGCCCGTTCGCCATCACCGACGACGCCCCACGCTGGAGAGCCGGTCGACTGATGCCACGACGCGGCGTACACGGCGAGCCAAAGCGCGCGTTCGCCCGGGGTCATGGCGCGACGCCCCAGCCGCGATCGCTCGCGTCACTCGCCGAGCAGTCGCAGTACAGCCCGCCAGGGCGCTCCTGGTTTCGCATCGAGTGCAGCCGACAGCATGGCTCGTGTGCCTCCGGCGGACCGAACGGCCATCGCGTGGCCGGCACCGGGTCGAGCAGGACGCGCCAACCGTGGCCGTAGTTCTCGGTGCGGGCGATCATCGCTTCCTCGCTTTGTTCAGCTGCCGCCGGATCGCCGACTCAATCACGTCCGGGCTCGTTCGAAACTTGTACGACAGATCGGAGACGCTCGCCCCGTCGCAGAACAGGCGGGCGATGACGTCGGAACGGGGTGCTCTCATCGCCCCAGCGCACTTCGGTGCCCGTTGCACCGGCACAGGTCCGACTCGAGGCAGTTCGCGCACAGCGCACCGGCCGCTGCTTCGAGCCCGACCTGGTCCAGCATGCGATTGATTGCCCCGTCGAACACCTCACCGTCGGTCAGAGCAACGCCGTCTGCTGCGGCGCGCTCGATCTGGTCGTCAACGAGCGACGCAGTCGGATCGGACACGGCAAGCGCCACAAAGCGAGATAGGCCAGCGTCGGGCGGCGCAGCCGCGGCCCGTGCGGCGATCACGCGCTCCTCGTCGCGACGCTTGCGCTCGGCATCGCGCGCGGCACATCGGGCGTCCAGCTCCTCGCGAGACGACACTACGACGGGCGCGGCCTTCGGCTCGATGAGCGGCACGATCCCGCGGCGTCGCTTCGTTGCAATGCCGGCGTCGAACGACGACATCACCAGGCCGAGTGGAACCTCGCCGTCGATCACGGCGCGGAGACCTCGAGCAGCGGCTTGTGCCAGCGAGATGCCGTGGGCCGCAGCGAAGTCGACGCCATCCTGGTATAGCTCGTTCGAGAGCGAGACTGAGCGGCGCGTCTGTTTGTGTTTCTTGGTCACGAGATACACGTCGTTTCCCCTCGCCAGCGGGCGAAGATTGTTCCGGTTCTGCCGTTGCTGTTCTTCATCACGATCACCTGCGCCGTCGCCTCGAATTCGTCGCGCGTCGGCTCCAACGTGTGGCCCTCCCACTCGGGATGCCAGTCGACCCCTTTAATCGGGTCGCCATACACCGAGCCGCGGTAGATCGCGACGGCGCACTTCGCCCTCTCCTCGAGCGAACCACTCTCGCGTAGATCCGAGAGCTGCGGGCGCTTGTCCTGTCGCCGCTCGAGCTCGCGGTTGAGCTGAGACATGACCACGTAGGCGATCCCGTCGTGCTTCGCCGCGTCTGCGAACGTCGACACGATCTCGCTCAGCGCCTCGTGGGTCGACAGCCGAGGTCGCCGGTCGGGGTGCTTCACGAGCTGCACGTAGTCAACGATGGCCACGCGCGTGCCGTTCTGCTTCCTGTGGCGCCGCACGCTGCGCACGATCTCGTCTGCGGTGATTCCGCTGCGCCCGTCGACCATCCACCGCCGGCCGCGCATCTTCGCTGCGGCTCGGATGAGTTGGTCCATCTCGCCACGGTTCACCTCCGCGTTCCTCAGGCGCTCGGCCGCGACACCGCTGCAGCGCGATATTGCGCGATCGGCGTACGCGTCCTCGGTGTCCTCGAGAGAGAACAGATGGACCCCGACGCCGTCAGCAGAGCCGGCCTCCGCGGTGGCAAGCCCCAGACTCGACTTCCCCATACCGGGCCGCGCGGCGACGATGCTCACGATCCCGGGCTGCCACCCGCCCATCTTCTCGTCGAGTTTTGCCACCCCAGTCGGGAACCCGGTCATCGCCTTCGCACCGGTGGTTCGCTCACCGAGGATGCGGTCCAGCTGACCGAACCGGCGCCTCACCAGGTCGGTGATGCTGGTCGTCTTGTCGGGCTGGTCCTCGTCGATCTTCGACAACACCGCCATCGCCGCGGATAGGATCTCTGCGCCGCCGGTCTCCGAGGTGCTTCTCTCGAGAACATCGGACAGACCGACCCGAACACGTCGAGCGAGCGACGCATCTCGGATCTGCCGCACGTACTCGACCGCGTTGTCCACGGTCGGGACGTTCAGGCAGAGTTCCCCGAGGAACGCGAAGTCGACCGCGCCGCCGTAGCCGTCCTTCGCGAGCTGCGCCTGCACCGTCACGACGTCGATCGGCCGGTTCTCGTGCTCGAGATTGCGCATCGCGCCGAACACGAGCCGATGCTGCGCGTGCTGGAAGTCGGCGACCTCGAGCCGAGGGAACTGCGCGAGCGTTCCGGGATCGAGAAAGACGGCTCCAAGGACGGAGGCTTCGAGTGCGTGGGCTGCGATCGGTGAGGTCATAGGATCTTCGTCGGTGCTCGTTGTGGTTCGGTTGGCTTGCGAGATCCGTTGCTCGGCGGCCGCGCGCGCGGCCGTGCGGCTTCCTCGAGCGATGTGTCGACGGCACGATTCGCTCGGGCGGGCTCCCAGATCAGCGCAGGCTTGAAGTACTTGCGGCTCCGCTCACGCATCGCCTCGGCGAGCGCCACAGCGACGATGTGCAGCATCTTCGCGTCGACGGCGGTCGCGTCGAAGCCAGCCTCGAGTAGCTGCTTCTCACAGCTGTTCAGGTTCTGCTCGTTCACCCCAGCAGGAGAGGCTGGTAACAATGGGGCGCTCTGCTCAATCCCTGCCCGCCTGAGACCGGCGTCGGCTTCCAGCATGGCGCCCCACCAGCGCTGGCGCCTAGCCCACGCACTCTCGCCCGGTGGTGGTGTGGTTGGTGGGATCGCGCGCGGGAGGGAGAGATCTTCCGGAGAAGGAGTAGGAGTAGGAGCGCTGGATTGTGGTGGTTCGGTGCTGGTCGCCTGCTGGCTTTGCTGGTCGTTTGCTAGTCCAGCATCTCCAGCATGTGCTGGTCGAGTGTCGGTTCCATTACCAATCATCCTGCCTGTGTCATCTCGTCTCGCTTTCGCCGCGCGCGCCCGTCCAGCATGTTGACGTTTGCTGGTCAGGTCGGCGCACCACTCGATTTGGCCCTCAGTCCCGCGCATCCTGAGCCCGCCCGGGACCTCGTCGGCCAGCTTGGACCGAATGAGAGCATCCCAGCCGGCATCGCCCAGGATGCTCTCCACGGTGTCTCGGTCCACCACGTAGGCGTCGTGGTCCTCACCGAACCGCTCGGTCTGCCAGCTCCAGATCCGCGCGACCTTGATGATCGCGAAGTCAGGGTCGCCGAGTCCGGTCAGGCGGGCCAGCGTGCGGAACCTCGGGTCGTTCCACGCGCGCGCCTCGATGCGAACGGGTGCGCTCACTCGACTAATACTCCACGATCGATCGGAGATTGCCAATCGCAATATCGGGCCTGCACGCGAGCCGACAACCCATAACTTCAGGGTAGCCGGCGCCCCTTGGTCTCACCTCATCACCGCCTTGCTCGTCATCTCCGCCATCACCATCTCGGGCACCCCGCCCTCGCACCACTCCTGCTCTTGCGTCGTCGTCCTCGCCACGCCCGTCAACGTCGCCGCCCGAATCCTCGCGCCCCGCAGGTTCGGCGTGCTCGTCCTCGTTACCGCAACCGCCTCGACCGGGACGCTCGCCCCGTGCATCGCGATCTCCACGTGCCGCCTGCAAGCCGGGCAGGTGTTGTGCGGTAGGCGCTCGCCAGGACGCACAACCATGACGTTGACCCGCGCGTACGGCAGCTCGAGCACGCAGGTCGTGACGATCCGCCCACCCGGGTACGCGGCGCGGAGTGCGTGCCACGTCGAGGGTTGCTCGGTGTGGACGAGGGTCACGCCGGTGGTGAGGTATGCGGGGTTGGTCATGCGGCCTCCGGCGCCCACCGCTTGCCTCGCTCCATCCACCGGTCATGCGTTCTGCTGTCGTGGCCCGTGCCGTCGATTCCGAGCTCGCGGCAGACCGGGCATGGGCGCGGTTTGCGGCCTTGCGCCCTGGTCACAGCGAGCACGCGGTCTCTCATGTTGTCGAGGCAGACGAGGCACTGCGCCGCGCCGGCGAACGACTCGCGCTTCCCGCACCGCACGCAGATGCCTTGCGCCTTGCGCCCGGCGGCTACCTTCGCTCCGTGCGCAGTGTTGCTCGCCGTGCACCGTTCACACAGGAGCGCCCTGCGTCCGTTCAGGGCAACGCCGCACGTCTGGCATTTCTTGTACGCGATCGAGTCTGCGTAGTCGGCCGCACGTTGGATACAGGCCGAGCAGTATCTCGTTCCGGGCTTGACGGGGCGGCAGCGGCACGCGTAGCAGTCACCGCGCGCGACTGCATCGGCACGGTACTGGCGCAACCGCATGGCGTTGGACGAGAACGGCATCGTTGGCCACGCGGCAGTGACAATGGGCCGCTCGGTCAGCGCGCGAGTGACGGGCGAGTCCGGGATCCATGCTGCCGCGCGGACGAGGTCGACGGGCAGGATGGAGCGGACGAGGCTGATGCGAATCGTGTCGACGGTCGGCGTCGAGGCTCGCGCGCGATCCCGACGACGACGGTTCGCGGTCTCGCGAACACGAATACGGCGGTGTCGCCTGATCTCGAAGAACCGAGCGGCGGACTCGGCGGAAGTCTCGCGGCGTACCCTCACGGCTCACCATCAAAGCAAAGCCCGCCAACCGCCGCGGCGATCAACAGCCCACCGAATACGGCCAGCGCCACGATCGGCCACGCGCCGGCGAGGGCGTACAGCGTAGCGTAGACGGCGACGACGAACGCGACGAGAACGGTCGAGTAGATGCGAGCGGTGGCGCGGAGGGTTATGGACGGCCTTGTGCTTGCCGGAATCTCTGCGCCGTTGGTGCTGAGTCCGGCCCGAGCCTCAGGCGTCAGCTTGACGACTGTGACGGTCGAGCCGTCGTCGGTTAGCCGAATCACCTCGGCTGACTCGATGAGCTTCACGGTCTGGACCTCACGGTCTGGACCTCACAGCCTGTGCTCCTCTCAGATACGGCCATCGCTCCACCAGTTCGCGGAACCGACGCTCCGCCTCCGAGTGCGGCCACAGGAACGCGATCGCCTCGAGATCCGACAGCGTCGTTTTGACGGGCGACAGCGACTGCACGAACGTTCCGTCGACGACCAGCAGGTACGAGCACAGGCCGTCGCTGTCGGGGACTGAGCGAGTGGGGCGCGCGGTTAGGTGGTCGAAGTAGGAGGCGGTCATCGCCCGAGCATCCTCTCCAGGCTCTGCAGCGAGCCCCGCCGCATGATCGCCTTGGCGGTGTCGAGGTCGTGTCGCTCCTCGCCGAGCATTCTGAACAGCACCGACGACCACGGTCGGTCCTTCACGGCCATCGCGAACTCCTTGCGGGTCGCGCGCGGCATGTTCTCCTCGAAGTCCTTCACGCACTGCTCGGCGATCAGGTCTAGGTCCGCCTGAATCGGCTCGATGACCGGCCTGAACTCGGGGAAGCTGTTGAGCAACTCCTCGGTATCGCCGGTCTGCCAGAGCTCGAACGCGCGCCGCGGCGTCGCCTCGCCCTTGAGGTGGTGCAGGATCACGTAGCGCGGCGACTTGATCTTGACGCGGTTGAACGCGTCATCGACCACGACGAAGCCTTCCTGCCTGAGCGGGTCGAGCGCCTCGGCCGCCGCGAGGCAGGCGTCGACGGTTCCGATCGGGAACTCGCTGACCAGTTCGCAGTGCATCTGAGCTGCGTGTTCGGCGAGTTCCGCGCTCGTCAGTTCGAGCCCGGTGTCCAGCCAGCGCGCGCCGTGGAGGACCAGTCGCGGCCTATCGTGGCGGACGACCACGCGATTCGGCGAGTCGCACAGCTCGAACATGTACGTCACGCGCACGTCGGCGGCGCGGTGCCAGAGCCGATCGGCCGCCACCTGCCAGAACGCATCGCGGAACGTCCTGGTGTCGCTTCCGAACGAACCGCCGGCCGTCGGATGTCCGCTGCTGGCGACGCACCACCCGTAGTCGATGCCCCTGTAGTGTAGGATCATCAGCGAGCCGTCGAGCTTCTCTTGTACGCGAGCACTGGCCCAGTCGATGGGCGCCGCGAGGTGCTCACCGTGGTTCCAAAACTTGTTGTATGGCCACGCGAGCACGCGGCGCTGGGCCACGTCGACGACCATCCCGCGGCACTGCTGGACCATAGGGTCGGCCATCGGCGACTCGATCTGGTTGTACTTGAGCGAGGCGAGGTCGCCGTCGCGCACAACCGAGATGTGCAGGTCGTTCTCGAGGTGCTCGAGCCAGTCGGTACGCTCGAGCATGAGGCGTTGGACGAGGTTTTCCACTCAGGACTCCACGGTGAGAGAAGGTGCGGCCCGCTCGTCACCGCACTCACGCCCGGAGATGTGGGCGCAAGCACTCGACCGGAGCATCGGATGATGGGTGACGAGGCTCGACGGTGTACGCGAGGACGAGCGGGCCGCGGAATGGGACGGACGGATCGGTGTGCGAGCGTCCGGGACACGGACAGACTGTCCCGGAGGCGCCCACGCGTCGGATGTCCAGTTCTTGTGCTCCGGAAGAGCAGTGAGCACCGGGAACGGCGTGATCATGCGACCCTCCGTTTCCGTGCGCGCCGAGGTACGACGATGAACTCCAGGCCCACCGCTTCAGCTACCTCCTCCGCCTGTGCGGTGCTCATCGTGGCGTCGTCGATGAGCATCTTGCGTAGGTTCGACCTGTCGATC